AATTATCACATTATATTTAATGGGCTATACTCTAGGAATTATAATAGGAATTATAACAGGAGTAGTATTTCTGTGAAAAGAAAAATTAGAAAGGAGAAATTTTTGAACGAAATATGTTTGAAATGTAAACGAGGAAAACCTGCAACTCTATCAGGTATTGGAAAATCAAATTCTGATATTATGGTTGTTGAGGAACAACCAGTTAATCTTAAAAGATTATCCAGACATTTTCTTAAAATAGGTATATCACCTGATAAAATTTACTTTACCAGTGCAGTCAAATGTATCAGCAAAGGAAAAATTACTGATAGACAGATAAAAATGTGTAGTGGATTTCTAGCTGATGAATTTGAGAATAAAAATCCTAAAGTAATTATCATTATGGGAACTGCCAGTGTTAAAGCTGTATTAGGAAAAACTGGTGGAGTAAATAAATTCAGAGGATATATAATTCCTTTTCATAAACGTAATTGTCACGCAATTGTTACTTACAATCTGGAACAAATTAAAATAGACTATCTGTATGATGTCTTTATTAGGGACATACGATTAGTTAGAATAGCTTTAAATCAACGGTATGTCTCTTACCAAGACTACGCAGAATGTAATGAAGTATTAACAACCACACCAAAAATAACACACCTTATTAACACAATTGTAGAGAAGAAAGAGCCATTCGCTTTAGATTGGGAGACTAAAGGACTCAAACCATATAATAATGGGAATCATATAATCAGTTGTGGTATAGCTTTGTCTAATAAACAGTCTTATAGTTTTCTTGTGGAGTCAGCAGATGTTGAATATAACGAAAAAGTACAAGAAGCTCTTATAAGATTATTAGAATCAGATTGTCCAAAGATATTTTTCAATTATAAATTTGAGAAATTATGGGGAAAAGAAAGACTTAACATAGATATAAAAAATAATGTGTTTGACGTAATGTTTTTAGCGTATATATTAAATGAGACTAGAGGTACACACAACTTAGACCACTTATCATTTGTTTATTTTGGGTTACAGAAACTTAAAGAAGCTGATAAATACAAAGAAGATATGACTCAATGTCCTTTAGATTTACTTCATAAATACAATGGTCTTGACGCTAAATTAACTTTTGCTTTATATGAAGAACTCAAACCACGACTTGATAAACAGGATTGGAAAGTATATGATATGCTACTCAGTGGAGCAGAAGCTACTCTTAAATCTGAAATGGAAGGGGCAATAATTGATAAAGAAATTCTTGAGAAGAATAAGCAGAAAGTTTTAAAGCAAAAAACAGAAAGTAATATTTCACTATTGCACTCTGATGAAGTAATAGAATTTGAAAGACAAGAAGGAAAGCAGATTAATCTTAATTCTACTCAACAAATTAGCAAAGTTATCTTTGGTATACTGAAACTGAATGGAGTGAAGAAAACTGGTACAGGAGCAAAGAGTTGTGATGCAGAAGTATTGGAAGGATTTAGTGATATTCCTTTCTGCAAGAACTTACTACAATACAGGAGAGCAACAAAACTATACTCTACCTATCTGAAAGGATTTGAAAAAAATATATATGATGATGGACTTCTTCATACAAATTATAATCTAACTTTCACTGAGACAGGTAGACTTTCAAGTGATTCTCCAAACCTCCAAAATTTCCCCAAACACGATAATGCTTTTATTAGGGAAATGTTTGCAGTTCCAGAAAACCACGTATTAATGTCTTTTGATTATAAGGGAGCAGAGCTTCGAGTGTTAGCAATGGAGAGCAAAGACAGAGAACTGATTAAACAGATTAATAATGGTTATGATATGCATATTGAATGGGCTGGTAGATTAGAACAGGCAATCAATAGGGAAGTCTCAAAACATGAGGGGAAAAATAGTTTTGTATTTCCAACAGTATATGGTTCATCTTATAAGTCAATTGCTAAGAATATGGGAGTAGATGAAGCTTTAATAGAGAAAGTGCAGAGGGAATTTTTTAAAATGTTTCCTTCTATTAAAAGATGGCAACATAAATTACAGATGTTCTATAAGAAACATCATTTTGTTCAGAGTCTCTTAGGAAGAAAGAGGCATGCTCCACTCGACTACAATCAGGTAATTAATACTCCAATACAAAGTCTTGCAAGTGATTTCTGTTTGTTATCAATGATTCGTGCATCTAGAGAGGGTTATAAAGTTCCGTTAATAATTCATGATGATATAACTTTGTATGTTCCAAGAAGTGAAATTATAAAAACTTATAGAAGAATTAAAAAAATTATGACTCAATGGGATTATGATTTTATTAATGTAAATCTGGAAGTTGAGTGCTCAATTGGTCTTAACTGGTTTAATCAGAAGCCTTTAGAAGAATTAATAAAAATTTAAAAAGTGTCAGATTTATACTTGACATAGGTATGTATTATATGATATACTTATCTTAATAAAAAGGAGAATAAATGATTAAAAGACATTTACGACAAGTAATAAGAGTTCGCACAAGCTCTGGTAAAATTATTGATTCTGTTTCAATAAGCAAAGCAATAGATATTTTATTACCCTATTATCCACCCAAAAATATTCCAGAATCTCAAGCAAGGACTTCCATAAGAAATCGTCTGAGGAAAGGTGAAAAATTATATTCTGAAATTTATTATTATTTTTTAGATTTAAAAAGAAAGGAGAGAAAATGCAAGTAAAAGAAATAGAAAACGTTGCAAAAGAAGAATTGTTAGATGAGAAAGAGACCAGAGCTAAAGAGGCATTAAAAAGTAAATTGAAAGAAATTGAGAAAGCAGAGAAACTCACAAGTAAATTAAAAGAAGATTATAAAGAATTATTAGAGAAGATTATTGCAGACCTACCCGAATAGACTTATGCGATAGTATTACCACTACACTTGATGGTAATGTAATTGAATTAACAGAGAAAGAATATTTAGAAAGGCAAAGAAAAATGACAAAAAAGAAAAAAGACGAATTAGCGGAAAGACTAAAAGAAAGAATTGATAGCATTGATAAAAGCACAGGATATTGGTACATACAGAAAAATGATGATTTAAAAAGTTTTAAGACAACAGAAGGGGATAATTTTATAAGAGTTCTCCCTCGATTTTCTCCAGACCATGAATGGTTTAAAGATATTCATGTGCATTATAATGTTGGAGAAGATAACAGTGCTTTTCTGTGTCTCAGAAAGATGAAGGATGAAGATTGTCCTATTTGTGAAGAGGCAAAAAGATTAGAAGTAGGGGGGAGACCAGAAGAAGAGTACAAAAAACTAAGACCTGCAAGAAGAACTTTATTTTTTGTTCTTGATAGAGATAAAGAGGAAGAAGGGATAAAGTTGTATGACTCTCCAACAGCAAGTGTAGGAGACCCTATAATTAATCTCTGTCTGAACAGACGCACAAGAGAGATTACGGACATAACAGACTCGAAGAAAGGCTTTGATGTAACTATAGTCAGAAAGGGTATGGGAGTCCGTAACACCAGATACAAAGCAATTGATTTAGATAGAACCCCATCAGAATTAGGTGATGTATCTTTATTGGATGATTTAATTCCTTTTGATGAAGTTTTACATTATGAAGATTATGATGTAATCAAAGCCGAATTTCTTGGAATGGGAAAGAAGCATCATGAACAGGAAGATGAGCCTGTAGATGTTTCAGAGGATGATACCCCAAATATAGATACAGGAGAAGATACTCCTGAAAATAAATGTCCAGAAGGATTTCAATTTGGGGAAGATTATGATGAAGAAGAAGAATGTTTTGATTGTAAAAAAACAATCAGGAAAGAATGTAAGCAAGAAAACAAAAGGCTTAATGATGAAGTTATGAGTAAATTGTAAAAAGAGATTGGGAACATTGTAAGTGAGATAAGTTTTTTCACTTATGATGTTCCTGTTGTACTATTAAAAATGGAACTTTTGAAAGGGATAAAATGGAAAAAATTAACATCGAAAAAGCGAAACAAGATGTAGAAATAAATGAATTTAATTTACAGGAAGAATGGGCTTTACAACCTATACTTTTTCTCAATTACTCCATATTAGTTGCTGAATTAACTCATGAGAGAGACACTCTAAGAAGCAATAAAGCTGATGCAATAGTAAAAGAATATGAAATTACAACAAATAAGAAAGCAAGTGAAGCGTACATAGAAAGGATGCTAGAAACAGACAAAGAGCTTATAGATTTACAATTAGAACTCAGTATAGCTAAAAACATAGTCAATGCTTTCCATCATAGAAAGAGTGCTTTGGAAAACAGTGTAATATTATTAATTAATGGCATGCATGCTGAACCGAAATCACCAGAAGATAAGGAAGCAATCAGAAAATACATAATGGAGAAAATGAATAATGGTAAAGAAGCCGAGTGAAATAGTGGTGGAAAATGTTATCACTCCTAGAGTGGAATTTTTAAATACTGGTTCTGTCTTACTTAACCTTGCAATGAGTGGTAAGGGAAGAACTGGTGGTTATGCAAGAGGAAGAATTGTTAATATTGTAGGTGATGGAAGTTCTGGAAAGTGTGTAAAAAATGCTTATATATTGGGTAGAGATATTGGGCTATTTAAAATAGATGTTATAGGTGAAGACATGCCTATTGGAACAACAGAATGGGAACAAAATCTTAATACTTCTAAAGATGTTGACGACTTAGCAACACATTTTTATAAAGAAGAAATTACAAATACTATAAAAATTGTTACTAGACATGGTTTTACATTAGAAGGTACACAGAAACATCCTATTTTAATATGGACAAAGAATTGTACTTTTGTAATGAAGAAATTGTCTGATATACAAGAAGGGGATGTAGCTGTTATTGCTAGAGACACCAATATTTTTGTAAATGAATTACAGAAGAATATTTTACCTATTCCGAGACAAACAGCTAACGCTAAACCTGTGTCATTTCCTGAGAATTTCACAGAAGAAATGGGAAGGCTTTTTGGATATATCATAGCTGATGGTAATATATCCAAAAACGCTGTTTTTATATCTAATACAGATAATAATAGAGCATGGTTAAGGGGTGATATTGATAATATATTAAATCCTCTAGGATTATCTTTGAGTGCTTCTCATAGTATTACAAGTTGTTTCTTTGCTGATTATGCAAGATGTATAATTGATGAGAGAATTTTTACAGCTAGGTATAAAACAGTGCCAAATATAATCTTAAAATCGCCAAAAAATGTTCAAGCTAATTTTTTAAGGGGTTTAATAGATTGTGACGGATGGTATAATGGAAAAGGGCAGTTAGATTATTATACCGCTAGTGATGAATTAGCCAAACAGGTTCATTTAATGCTTCTAAATTTTGGAATAGTTGGGAATTTATCTTTTAAACAAGGTGCAAAGATAGGTGAGAAATATTACGACCATAAATATTGGACTATTCGGATATGTGGAAGAAACTTAAACACCTATGCTAAAGAGATAGGAAGTAACAAAGAAAGGTATAAATTTATAGAAGCCTGTGAAAAATCAAAATCTAATTTTGATAGTATTCCATTTCTACTTGAGAAAATATTAGAGGATAGAGAAATCTTAAAAACCAAACTAGGATGGAGTAAAAATGGTACACTTACAAATGGAAGCAGATTTCACCCTTTCAAAACATCAGGAGTGGATAATTTATCATGGGATATGCTTTCTGAATTTATTCGTACACATGAACAATATAAGTCTGTGACATCAGAATTTGATTTTGATAAGTATGTTAATATTCAATGTAGTGGTTATCATTTCGACCCTGTAATCAGTATAGAGCAGATAAAAGAACAAACAATGGTCTATGATGTTCATGTGCCAAAAACCAATCATTTTTGGTGTAATGGTTTTGTTTCTCATAATACATTACTAGCAATTGAAGCATGTGCTCAAGCATTTTATAACCTAAATAAGAATGCTACAAAATTGTTTCCTGCAATTAAAAGCACTACAATAGTTTATAACAATGTAGAAGGAGTGATGGATTTTCCTCTAGAGGAAATGTATGGGGAGAAATTTGTTAAAGGTATCGAATGGTTAAAATTTGATACCATAGAGCATTCGGGAAATGACTTTCTTAGAAGGGTGAAGAATTTAAAAAAGGGAGAATTTCTTTTATATATAATGGATTCTCTTGATGCTATGAGTTCTACCGCAGGTAAAAAAAGAGCAGAAGATTCTATCGAGAAAGATAAGATGCAAGAAGGCAGTTACGGAATGGAAAAAGCTAAATATCTTTCTAATACTTTTTTCCCTAGAGCATGTGATTACATGGAGGGGAAAGACGCCACTCTTATCTGCATAAGTCAGGTAAGAGATAACATTAATGCAGGTCTTTTTGGAGCAAAGCATTATAGAGTAGGGGGAAAGGCATTAGACTTCTATACCCATCAAGTAGCATGGTTAGCTAAAATTGCCAATTTAAGCAAGGAATTCAGGGCTAAAAAGAAAGTCTATGGAGTCAGAACAAAAGTGAAGCTGAATAGAAATAAGGTTGCAAAACCGTTTCGTGAAGCAGAATTTGATATTCTTTTTGACTATGGTGTAGATGATATTGGAAGCATGCTTAATTATCTGTATGGAAGTGCAAAAGAAATCTTTTGGAATGAAGAAGAAATGAAACGTATTGATTTAATAAAGAGACTGGAAGATTCAGACGATGAACGTGAAGTTTTAGCTGGATTAGTTGAAGATGATTGGAAAGAAATAGAAGATAAGATTAAACCAAAAAGAAAAAGAAGATTTCAATAATGGAGTTTACAAATTACAATAATTTACGGAATTGATGTAGGAGCAAGCACAAGTGGGGTGTGTATATGGGACACTCAGAAACAGAAGATTCTGTACGCAGATGATGCTTGTGATAATGAACAAGTGACTTATTCTTTTGCTCATTACTATGTGATAGAAGATATAAAGTCTTACGGAATGCCTGTTGGTAAAACCACTTTTGACACTTGTAAAGCAATAGGACAATTTCAGGAAAGGCTTAAACAAAGAGAAGTTGTAGCACAAATGGTAACTAAACCAGAAATTCAATTACATTTCTGTAATACTTCTAGGGCAAAAGACGCTAATATTAAAAGAGTTTTGCTAGACCGTTTTGGTGAGAAAGGAACTAAAAAAAATCAGGGATTACTTTATCCATTAAAAAATCATAGTTGGGATGCCTTTGCATTATGCATTTATTTTGAAGACCACATGAATATTATTGATAAATTATGAAATTTATAGAACTGTTTGCAGGAATTGGAGGATTCAGATTAGGTTTAGAAAACACAGGGCACGAATGTGTTTGGGCTAATGAATGGTTGGAGAGACCTAGAAGAATTTATAAACGAAATTTTGGAGAATATCCCAATGACAAAGACATTAGAGAAATCACAGGAAAAGAAATACCAAAAGCAGACGTACTCACCGCAGGATTTCCTTGTGCAACTTTTAGCGTTGCAGGAAAACAAACAGGATTCTGCACAAGTGACACTAGAGGAACTCTCTTTTTTGAAATCTGCAAAGTCCTACGGATTACAAAAATTCCTTATCTGCTCCTTGAGAATGTCAAAGGATTGCTCAATCACGACAACGGAAGAACTATGTCAATCATCCTCACTTCGTTGGATGAACTTGGGTATGACGTTCAATGGCAAGTGCTTAACAGCAAAGATTTCGGAGTCCCACAGAACAGAGAAAGGATATTCATTGTTGGAAATCTTAGAACAGAATCCAGACCCAAAGTTTTTCCTTTCGGAGGAACAGAAAGACAGAATGGTGAAGAAGGATATGAAAAACAAGAAAGCAGGAAAGGGTTTTCTAACAAGAGTTATAGATATGCAGGAACTTTAGATGCACATTATACTAAAGGAGGCAGTACCAGAACTTTTATAAAACAATGGAGAAGGGGTTATTTTAGAGACCATCATGGTCATGGAGTTCCTACCCTAACAGCTAATATGGGTACTGGAGGACATAATGTGCCTTTTGTTGTTAAAGCATGCCTTACTCCTGATAGACCAGATAAACGGCAACGAGGAAGGCGTTTTAAGGAAAATGGAGAAGTAGCACACACCGTAGGGGTACAAGACCGTCATGGTATTTTTTTAGGTACTCTAGAACATAATCACATACGAAAACTTACACCTTTGGAATGTGAAAGATTACAGGGATTACCAGATGATTTTACAAAATATTATGATGATAATACATTAGTTTCTAATTCAGAAAGATATGAAAGATGTGGTAGAACAGTTACAATTCCAGTAATTGAAGCTATAGGAAGGAGATTAGGTTATGAGTGGTATTAAGACAACAGTCAGTCCAAACAAATGGTCTTTTAATCAGGAAGTAACGGATGTTTTTGATGATATGTTAGAGAGGTCTATTCCTCAATATACTCTTATGAGAGAATCCGTAAATAATCTTGCTAAAGAATATATTAAAGCTGGTACAACTATTGTAGATTTAGGTTGTTCTAGAGGGACTACTTTATTTCCGTTGGTTTATGAATATGATGATAGGTATAATTTTATAGGTTGTGATGTCAGTGAACCCATGCTTAAAGCATGTAGAGAGCAATTTATGGATAAGAAGAATGTGAGTATTAAGCATATTGATTTAAGAAATGATTTTCCATATTTCATAAATCGAGAAGCTAAAGCATCAGTTATTTTTTCAATTCTCACAATTCAATTCACACCTATTGAATACCGATTACAAATACTAAAAAATATTTATGATAATCTTTTGGAAGGAGGTTGTTTTATTTTTGTAGAAAAAGTAATCGGAAATACTGCAAGTCTTGATAAACATTTTAAACAACTTTATTGGAAGATGAAAAAAAGTAATGGTTATACAGAAGAACAGATAACTAGAAAAGCACTTTCTTTAGAGGGGGTGTTAGTTCCTGTTACAGCTAAATGGAATGAAGAAATGTTAAGAACTTCTGGATTTACACAAATAGATTGTTTTTGGCGTTGGATGAATTTTGCAGGATGGATAGCTGTTAAATAATTTCTAAAGGGGAGAAATATGGATTTAGATAGGTTTAAGAAAATAGCTGGAGAAAGAATTTGTAATCAACTACCTTTAACATTACTTGAGAATTATAAAATAATATACCCTAAAGAATTATCCAAAAATGGCAGGCGAATAGTAAAAGTAATTCTTCTTATTGATGGAAAAACATATTCTGGTCGTGCTTCTTGTAGTATACATGATGTGTTTTGTAAAAAAACAGGAAGAAAAATTGCATTAGTCAGAGCTTGCAGAAATTTTTGGAAATATAATTATGTTATAGAAAAGAGTGAAAAATTTGATTAATTCTCTTACAATTTCTAATTTTCAAAGTCATAAACAAACCCACTTAGAGTTTGAAAATGGTATCAACATTATCGTGGGACAGAGTGACAGTGGAAAATCTGCTGTTATTAAGGCTTTGAATTGGGTAGTAAATAACACTCCATCTGGAGAAGCGTTCAGAAGCTCATGGGGTGGAGATACAAAAGTACAGGTACACACTGATGATAAGGATATACAAAGATATAAAGGTAAGAAAGGAAATTTATATCTTACTTGTCCAGAAGATACTACCTATGCTTCTAAATTTAATTCTTTTGGTCAGGATGTCCCAAATGAAATAAAACAATTACTAAACTTCTCCTCTTTGAATTTGCAAGGACAGTTTGATTCTCCTTTCCTGCTTGCTCTTTCGGGAGGGGAAGTTGCTCGTTATTTAAATAAAATTGCTCACCTAGATAGCATAGACAAATCATTATCCAATATAAATAGGATTTTGAGAAAAGAAAAAGAAGAGCTTTCTTATTTGAAAAAGGATTTAACAGAGACACGAGAAAAGGTGGGAGCTTATGAATGGATAGATGAAGCAGAGGGTTGTTTATCCAAACTGGAAGTCTTTGAAACATCTTTACGTCAAAAGAAAGATAAAAGTATAATACTGGCTGAAACAATCAACAGAGTAGAGAGATGGGAAGATGAAATACAGGAAATTTCCAAACTGACTCAATATGAAGATAAAGTAATCAAGCTTATAAAAGATAGTGAATTAATAGAAAAAAATAAACACAAAGTAGAAAGACTGAATGAAGTTGTTGAAAATATAGAGACGATGGAAGAAAAGATAAATCGTTATAAATGTATAGTGGCAGACAGTCAAAAAGATTTTAATGATTTAATGCCTGATGTCTGTCCTTTATGTGGAAGAGGGTGATGAGTGATACAGTAATAATTATCACATTATATTTAATGGGCTATACTCTAGGAATTATAATAGGAATTATAACAGGAGTAGTATTTCTGTGAAAAGAAAAATTAGAAAGGAG